GTCTCGCTGGCGTCTGCTATCGAGATGTGACGCCAGATCCCGACAAGCCAGGAAGGGCTCTGCGCGAGCCCTGCCGCACCATTCCCGTATTCACCACGCCGGAGAAGCGCGGGAAGTGCGATAAATACCAAGAGCCAACGCAGGAAGAACTGGACGAATACGAGGCTAGCATTCAGTCGATGATGCGCAACTTTGAGGCATCACTGCCGCTGATTGCACGCATCAAAAAGGAGCGCGAGGGGCAGGACTGGAAAGGCGTTGAAAAATGCCCCGTGTGCAAAGGTCGCCTCCACATGACACACGCCAAATACAACGGACACGTTCTTGGTAAATGCGAGACCGAAAACTGTCTCGCGTGGATGGAGTAAAGAAAAAGCGCCACCGGGTTACAAGTCCGGTGGCGCTTTACCGGGCTGCCGTAGCAACGCCCGCCAATTTGAGGAACTGGTAATTGAATATTACACAGTTTTCACGCCATTCAAGCGCATCATGAGGTCGGAGGCTTCTTTCTGCCGTGATGGCCCCTCCCTGCCCATGTAGGCCGCGTGCCATGGGTTATTCGGATTGCGGCGGATGTCCTCGGCCTGTGCCTTACCGTCCATGATCGAAGATGACTTGTCGGAGCCGACGAGCGCATCCGGCTTCATCATTCTGGACGCGATAAGCATCGCCTTCACCGGGTCGTTAAACTCCCTTTTTTCAAGATCAAAGCCTATTCTTTGCGCGGCATTAACTGCACGCTCATAATTCATATCGTAATCGACGCCCCACTCTTTGCGAAGCTCCGCCTCCTGCGACTTCACGAACTCATCGAGCTTTGCCTGTCCCGTTTGATACAGCTTCGCCATGCGGACAGAATCAAACTCCACAAGCTTTTGCGCAACCGCAGGCGGGATGTTCAACGAATGCGCCAGCTTGGCGAACTCGCCTACTTCCGCATCGTTCCATGTCAGGCCATCGGGCAGCTTGTCAGGCTTGGCGATCTTGTAGTCCTCGACCTTCGCCGGAACGCCGAGCACTTCGCGGATCTGTGAATTGAATTTCTCGACCTCTGCCGCTGGAGCGTCTGGAGCCGGGGCTTTGAGTGTGGACTTCTGCCCGATGAGCTTCGATGCGTTAGCGTGGCCTCGCATGAGCTCCAAAGGATTCGGATACTTCGCGAGAGCTGCCGCCGACGGCTTGAGGTCATCGGGCAAGCCCGTGTCCCAGCCGGGTTTGAAGTTGCCCTTGTCATCGAGAGTTGAGCGGAAGTCCCAGGCTGGAGAACTCGTGCCCTCGTCGCCGGTTTTCGCTACCGTTGTGGTAGTCGTGGCCGTGGAAGCTGCTGTTGACGCAGCGCCGCCTAGAAGCGTTCCTCCGCCTCCGTTGCTGCCGCCTTCGCCGCCTTCGCCTTCAAGAATGAATCGTGGATAGAGCGTCATGGGTTATTCAGCCTCCTTGCTGTCGGTGAAGTCGTTCTCTTTGTTCGTGTCCTTTTTCTCGCCCTTGAGCTTGTCTTGCAGTTTTGCCTCTGCTTTGGCGAATTCGCTCACCGTGGCGGGAATGCGGCGGTTGTCAGGGTAGCGCACGGCAATCTCTTCCGGCGTCGCGTGGTCCTTGAACCATGCGACGTACTCAGGGGTCTTGTCGCCCATGGCCGGGTGCTTCGCAGGAGGTCTTGGGATCTTGCCTTCGTCGGCGAGCTTGTGAAGACGCTCGACGGCGGAAAGGTCGCGCTCGATCACGGGAGGCTGAACCGTGACGGGAGTTTCCGTCACGGGGGGCGCTTCCTGAATGAGTCCGCGCCGTTTCATCTCGGCGGCGAGCTCGTCGTCGCTCATGTCGGCGAGTGATACCTTGACTTCATCTCGACCGTAACCGCCCCGTTCGTCGTCTGTGTCACCAACGATGAATTGCAGGTCAACGACGCCCGACTCTTTGCGAATCGCGCCCTTCACGGTGGGACCGACCTTTACTGTCAGGTGGCAGGTGGAATCTTGGATGATTCCGATTTCATCGCCGTCATTCGTGACGACGCCTTCTTTGATTTGGATGTTCATAGTGGTGGTGCGCTCGTTGGTTTGCTCACGGATTCGTCTTCCGTGAAAGCCGCGCCGCGAGCGAGTCGGCGGGCAAAGTGTGCGAGTACCGACTTCTGCCCGTCGCGTTGAGCGGCGGCGTGAGGGTTGAAATTGTCAGTCGGCAGAAAGGACTCCTTGAACATGCCGAAGTGGATCTGCGCGTCTTCCATCACCGTCTTGAAGGCGGGCGACAGCGAAAGCTCCGCCCATGCGTCATTCACGCGGGCGAGCCGATCTTTGCGCTTGGCTTCGATTTCTTCGGCGGCAGTCATCCTGCGATCAATTTGGCAACGGTGTTTTGGAAACGCATGTGAGCGATGGTCGCCATCTCGATAGCGTCTCGTTCGTCGTAGCCAGCGGACGGCGGCAGAGCGACGTTATCCTCGGGCGATTTGGGATCTCCGAACTTCCGGCCTTTGTAATTGAACCGGAACTGAAAGCAGGTGAAGCCATCCTGAAAGGCGCGGAGAACATCGAATCGCGTTTTCCGCAGCGTCGATTTCTCGTCGAAGTTGTAAACGAAGAGTTTGTTGCCGCGATTGAACGGCTTGGATAGATCGAGTTGTGATCGGTCACTCATAGCTTGAGGAATTTGCGATAGCGAGCGGCCTCGTCGTTTGAAATGACGGTGGTGCCTAGCTCGTGGTGCATCACGTCGCTGATGCGGTCGGAGTGAGGCAAACCGAGAGAATGCCCGAACTCGTGAAGCAGAGCGGCAAATGCGTCCTCCTTGCCAAGTCCCCAGAACCGCTGCCAAGGCGTGATACTCCACCGAATGTCGGACGCCAGGGTGATAACGCCCTTGCCTTTAACGCCTTTGAATTGAGCCACGCGGCTAGCGTCTTTAGAGCGATCCACGGGACCGATATCCAATTGCACGTCAGCCGCGAATCTGTCGGACACTTCGGTAAATGCCGTTTGCCCAAGTGCCTTATTCCACGCGCCCGCCGCCTTGATAGCGAGCTTGCGTAATTGCCCGGTGCGGTCGTGCCAAGTGATCGTCTTCATGGCGTCACCTCCGGCTTGAATCCGCAGGCGATGCGAAGCGCGGCCATCGGGAATGCGGGGCCGGGATCAATCTTTCGACTTGGCGCGATGTCCTCGTGACCAACAACATCATCCAGCTTGTAGCGAGCCACGAGAGCCTTAGAAACAGCCTCGCAGGCAGCGAGTTGCGCAAGCGGGTAGGCTTCCCATTTCTTGAGCGTTCCGCCGTTCTTGTGGCGAGCTTCAATGGGCAGAAACTTCGACCAGCGCTTCGTTAGTCGCTCGTCATCTCCTGCGTTCGCAAGCTCAATGCCGATGGAGCAGGTGTTGAGATTGTTGAAGTTGCGCCAGCGCGATACGCCAGCATGTCCGCATGTGACGTTGAACGGTCGGCACTGGTAAACCGTTCCGTCACGATCAATAACGATNTGAGCGGAAGCGCCCTGGGCTTCCGGCGAGCGCCAGAACTCAATAGAGCTTTCAGCCGTTGCTCCGCTCGTGAAGTGAATCACGAGGAACCTACGAACCGTCATCGCTTTGCCGCCTGGGATCGGTCGGCGCAAAGCTCCTTCAAGCCAGTGGTCTTGAGTGATCGTCATGCCATGGCTCCTTTCAGCGCCTCGACTCCGCCGACTTGACCAAGTGCTTTCGCGCCCTGCTCGACCATCTGCATTTGAGCTTGTGCGGCCTGAGCCTGAGCCTTGGCCTGCATGTTCTGCGCAACGACTTCTTCGTCGAGAATGTAATCGGTCGGCACGCCAGCATCACGGGCGGATCCTCGCGCCCACTTGATCCAATCGAACGGCTCCATGACCTCGGGACGCATCGGCGCAATAGCCATGATGCGCTGAATATGCCTATCCGCGTCGATGTTGCGAAGGCTCTTGATGGCAAGGGCAAGGCGAGACGAGAACGTAATGACCGGATTAGGCACAATCCCAACGAACTCAGAGACTCGTTGAATCGCCTCTGGTGGAGGCGCAGGCATCATTCCCGATTCCATCCACATTCCGAATAGCGATTGCAGCATTGGCGTCCGTTTCTCGTTTGCATCGCGGCTGAAGGCGGGCGTAATGGCCGTGATCTTTTCGGCGGCACGCTCGTTGATCTCGGTGGCAGTTCTCACGCCATCGAGTCCTTCAAACATGTTGAAGAGCTGCGCATGGAACTTCGCCCGGATGGCGTCTTGGCGCATCTTTACCCGGTCTTGCCCCACGTTGTAATCACCGCCAACGCTGATTGGCTTCGGCTCAAACATGCCCGTCTCAATGTAGGTGATGCCGCCAGCCGAGAGCACAATGTCACCCTCCATACGAGCGTCTGCGATCATTGCAGGACGGACGCGCTTTTCAGCTTCGCAATCCATCATCATCTGAAGGAAGTTGATTTGCCGCGTGTCAGGCAATGCAGCGAAGCCAGGACCGTAGCCGTAGGCGGTCTTGCCTTCGAGCGCCGTCCATTTCAGGTACCGACCAACGCTGAACGGGAACGAGTCAAAGCCTGACTCGCGGAGCGTGTTCTTCTCCGCAATCTCGACATAGCAGGAAGCGAAGGACTTGCCCCAGTCGGCCATGCGGGAAATCTCATCGCGAGGCCGTTCGGAATCGGGGCGAGGATAAACGGCGTGAAGAATCTTGATCTTGGCGAGCTTGCGCTTGTCGTCGGTGAGAGCTTCGCGGGACTTCACCGAAAGCGCCTCCGCACCAAAGAACTTGGCCGACTCCTCAATCGTCCATTCAAATTCGCGGAACAGCGTATCAACGAGGCCGAAACGATTTTCCTCGATGCAATATCCGCCGGTCGGAAGGTGTTCGAATCGCAATGCGCCGTCCTCCAACGCGAAGTAAAGCGCCGACGTGCCAAAGCCGCAGTGCGAAAGCAAGTCCTCGTGCGCTTCGGTGTAGTAGCTGGAGTTTGACAGGTATTCGCGAGCCAGTTCGGAGCACTCTTGTGTCCATTTTTTCACACGGTCGGAACTGCGAAGCTCACGAGTCGGCTCAAATCCGAACCAAGGCTCATTCGCTGGCATCATCCACGACATCAATCCTCCGGCCATCGTTTGAAGCGAGTCGCCTGCCGTCGTGTCGAAAAGCATTCCTTCGCGTGAAGTGCCAGGAAGATTCGACTTGCTCGTGATGCCGCCAGAGCGCGGGGCCATAAGCTCCGCGATCTCCTGCCATTGCGTCATCCAAGGCATGCGATCCGCCTGCATGCGCTGCCAGCGTTCGCAGAGTTTCTTGCCCAGGTCGGGTGGAGGTGTTTCAGGGTTCACCGGTATAAGCTTTGGCGCTACCGCCGAGGGTTGAGGTCGTCATTCCTTGGCTTTGCTTGAGCAATCCCAATACGCTTCCCGATGCGGCATCCATGCCGCCGATGCGGCGCTTGTCGGCCGCATTGACCTTTTTCTTGGCCTCGGCGGTCGTGGCGTCAACTGGGGCCGGAGCTGGCGGAGGTGATGGCGGGGCAGATGCGCCGCCGCCAAAGTAGAGAGATCCATCCGCCGAGGGCCAAGAGAGGAAGAAAGGTGGTCGCATGCCCAAATCAAAGCGGAACTCGCTTGGAAATTGCAAGGGCTTTCTTGATCAGGCTAGATGCTTGAACGAACCGCGCAGGCTTACCGCGTCGAGCAAAGCCGAGCCAGGGAAGCTCACAGGGGATCCAGCGAGCGGCAACGGCTAAGTCGCCAGCCAGCGCCCACATGAACCAGCAGTCGGCGGTTTCCAATGGCTCCACGTCCCAAGGATTGCCGATGCGCCCGGGTGTCCAGTCGCGCCGAACCGGGCGAGCCATCGCGAAAGCATGAGGAGTCGATACGACGTAACCGCGCTCGAAATGGGCAGCAAGATCTTGATCGAAGCTCATGCTTGGATGCAGCCGGTAGAGTCTGCAGACTTGATCAATTGGGGTCATCGGCTCCCTATAAAGCTGAACTTTGCCTGCCCTCGCCGTCTTTCCTTCGGCTCGTCGCCCGCTTCCAAATTGGAGTTGATAAAACCCTGTTCATCCGCCGCACCGAAAGTGATCATGGCGTCCGCTCCATGTGAGTTAATGTCATGCAATGGGAGCGGTCGAATTGCCCCGCTTGCGGCCTTGGGTTGCGTCCGGTAGTTGGACAGACAGCCAATGCCCGAAGGTAGCGACTCGCCGTACTCATCGACCTGGAGCGCCTCGCAGGCCGGGTCGAACCACATGCGCGGGAGCCGGTCACGAACGGCGTTGATTCCGTCCCACTTGTCGCCAGCGATGGGAACAGTGATGATCTTGTGATTCGGAATGCCCGCTTCCGTCAACTGCTGCCGATAGGTCTTGGAATAGCCGCTGTCCCGGTGGTCCACATCGTGAGGGAAGAAATGCTTTGCGATGCTCTTCCCGACTTCCTGCTCAAGCTGGCGGATCCATTCCGCTGCCATGACGGCACCTTGCCCGGTCGTGAATTTGAAACGGTGCCAAAGGATGTCACGAAACGCCTGCTGTCCAAGCCAGCAACTCAAGCCGTCGTTCCCGATGTCCCAGAACGTCCAAAGCGGGTATTTCGATTCGATGGCGAGCGAGCGAATGCGGCCGTTGCTCTTGACCGTGACCATTCCAGGGAAGATTTGGCCGGAGACGATGGATCTTACACACTCATGCGCGACGGTGGGAAACTGCGTCCAGATGTCGTCTTTCTGTTCCGCCTTTTTCTTCTCATACCACGCCCAGCGCGAGGGCGGCAGCGTGATTGCGTGCTTCTCCTGCATCTCGCGCATGTAAGCCAGCGTCTCCGGCTTCTCTGGAGCGTGGCCGGGTAGATCGTAGCTTGGATGCCCGAACCACGCGAAGAAATGGAGCTTCCAATCCATGCGCGTGAGAGGCTTACCCACCATCGAAAGCGCAAGGTCGAAGATGTCGCGGGCAATCGTCCCCTCGCCGCCTTCCATCGTCGTCTCAATGTCGATGATGCCGTTCGCTCCAATGGCGTTCAGCGAGCCACGCTTGACCTTTCTGGCTCTGTCTGGAGCCTGCGCAGACATCGGACCGGCCTCCGACCAATGGAGACGGCGAGGAGTTCCCCCCATGAAGCTCGTTCCAGCCTCCTGCCGCGATCCATTCGCCCAGGTCAAGCAGCCCTGCGCATCGCTCGCCAATGGGTTGACCTTGTGAATCTGTCGCCAGCACGCGGCAATGACCGGGTTGGGATGCGACGGCCCGGCCTTCCATGCGGCCCGTGCAATGTCGAGCTTCTTGAAAGCGTCGTCCTCCTTGAAGTCCACATGAGCGCAGTGAGTCTTTGGCGTCGTGATGCACTCGTCGAGATAGTCGAGCACGATCAGCGTGGACATACCCAGCTTGCGAGCTTTCGGCGTCATGTTGCGGCTGTGACGCTCGCGAAGGTATTGTTCCTGCTCGCCGCGCAGGACGAACGGGATCATGCCACCGTCTGCGTCATCCTCAGGGAGAATCTGGTAGAGGTTGCGCATGCGCCAGTCTTTCGAGGCGAGGCAGGCGGCGATTTGTTCGGTCGGAATCATGGTCTGCGGTTCCACGCTTCCCACGCACCAACCTTGCCGCGCAGGATGCCCTTAATGTCGCATGGCGTTGTTTCTGGGTGGATCGGACAGATTACAGAGCCGCAACGCACGACGACGGCGATTGTGTCGTAGCCGATGGGCTTGCGCCGAGTGACTGCCTTGCCGCCGCAAAATGGGCACGGTTTTAAATCCATTCGTCAATAGGCGGATCTGATCACCAAAAAGCAAGTCGTTGATCTCCCGTCATAAGAGACAAACGAAAACAACAAACCCGCCCCCAGTGATGGAAGGCGGGCTGCTGTTTGACGGACTGGAATACCTCAGAGAGTAGCCAAAACACCATCACGGGCAAGCACTATTCGCTCGATTGCGTTAAAATCGCCGTTTTTGGTCTATTTTAGCGCCGCAGTTGACATCCCGCGCCGAG